AGTGTATTCATCTGCTGACTTATGCCACCCGATATAGAATCTAATGACAGTCCTTGAGTAAGGTTAGATAAACTGCCCGATAAACTACCAGACACACTGCCTGCTATTGTTCCAATTTTTCCTGTGATATCAGACACAGTTGAACCTATGCCACCAGTAATGCTGCTAATACCACTAGATAAAGTTCCGCTCAATCCAGATGATAAACTACTGGAAGAGCTAGCCCATAAATTAGTAGCTTGCGTTCCATATTTACTGGCTACACTTACCAATGAACTCACATCACCTGATACTGTATTGGATAAAACACTAGTGGCTTGAGCCACAGAAGTAGACACAGTAGAAATTTGATCTCCCGCACTTCCCAATAATTGCGAAGCTCCCACACTTGATAATTGACTTGTTGCGGCGGAAAAATTAGTTGTACCTGTGGCTAGACTATTTAACCCCTGGGCATACAAAGCCTGAGCGTTGGGTCCTAAATTTGATATATCAGCGGGAATCTTGCCCAATGGCGAAGAAGACAATGCCGAATTTATACCGTCAAGCCACACAGGATCTCCCAATTTTGTTGTAGTTTGGTTCAATAAACTGTTAGATGACAAGTTAGTTGGGTTAGCTGTAAACAAACTCAAGGGAGAAACAGTAGTTAATTGTCCGTCATTTGTAAACACTTGTCCAGTGGCTATACTGGGGGTAGAAGTAGATGCCACTGGGGGTATAATAGTACCAGTGCTAACCAGCTGATCATAACTATCCTTCATTAATTCCTGCTGTATTTGATTCTGAAGACCTTCGTTAGCCAACAGATTGTTTACACTGTATACTCCGTTAAGTCCGGTCCATACTGCGGGAGAATTCATAAAAGCTGTAAAATTATCAGGATTAGCATTGGTATTAGAATTAACTGGGCAATATCTTGCGGCGTATCCTGGTTTGATATATCCCGCTCTTTCTAATTGCGATGAATTAAACCCATATTTTCCAACTCCTTTGGCTTGACTACTAGTGTCAGCTGGTTGGTTAACATCATTGGCAATTTGTGCCATGGTTCCTTGTATTTGGGAAGAAGTCAATATTCCTATAGGAGCAGGAGGAGGTACAAATATACCTTGGGTTGGATTGCTGATTACCTGAGCATAATCTGCTGAACTTATTGGGGCCGAAACCGGAGTGGTTGATACTGTGGTAGGTATGCTTGCTACTATAGGCAAATTTGCAATAACTGCCAATAAAGTTTTATCATCTACTCCTGCGGTGCCTCGTTGTAGTCTAGTCAGTCCAAATTGTTGAAAAGTTTCAACCGGATGTGTTAAACTATCTCCTATTTTATAACCTACAAAACTTCCTGCGGCCACCTGACCGTAAAATACTTTATCGGCTGCTATCTGTGTAGTGCCTTCTGGAGCTGTCAATGTAAATACGTCTCCCGAGGGCAAAGTATAATTAAAATTAGCCATTATTGTGTAGTTGAACCTTGATTAAATGCCACCGCAGATTTAGCCGTAGCCAATGCCTGAGCAGCCAAAGTAACTGAATTTCCCGTCTGTGTAATGGCAAATCCTGGCGGAATAGCAGGAGCACTGGGTGGCGTACTATTTGTGCCATCACTGAGATTAACGTCTACTTTAGTTCCTTGATTGTGATAAGGCCAAGGCTCGTGAGTTGGCGCTCTAGTAACTACACTGTTTAATTTTGTGGCGGCCACTTGCCATCCTGTAGATGTATTAAATGAAGCATCGGGCATGGTGTATGTAGTCAACCCTTTTGGTGTTTGTATAAATGAAGTTTCTGAAGAACTTGTTCCTGAATTAAGATCTATAGTTGATCCGTCAAACGCCAATTCTCCGTCGGCTGTCCAGCCCCCACTTCCGCTTTTTAAACCCAATGTTCCCCCGGCATTAATACCTATCATAGCTTGACCATACATATTGAGATCTTGTTTAGATATTATACCAAAATTCTGATTACTCTGTAAAGTTGTAGCAAGATTGCTGAGCATGTTTAAATTTCCCCCGGCATTAATATTGATATCTTGATCGGCATGAAGATTTAATGTGCCTTCGGTGCGAACATTAACGCTATTAGTAGTGTAAATATCCAGTGTGCCTTCTTGCCCAAACTCTACCCAAGCTTGACCATTGGCGTGAGCTATATAGATACTTCTGCCATCATCACTCATAGTAATCTGATGTCCCAATGATGTACGAATACGTATCAACTGATTATTTCCCGAAAGATCTCCATCATCTAACACAATGCTGTGTCCTCCTCTACGTCCTGCCACTTGAGTTTGCGTTGATTGTACTGTGCCAGCGGATATCTGCTGTTTGATGGTGGCATCTTGTAGGCCCCCGGTGTATATGGGACGACCAGGAGAACTCAACCCAGTTACAGAAGACGGACTCTCACGTTGAGCCGAAGATGTAATAGTGCCGCGTATAGGATCATTTACTGTGCCCTGTTGAAACAAAGCACTGGCAACGTAACTGTGTACTGGTTTAGGTTGATTAAAAAATTGTGGATTTTCGGTAATCTGCGTATTTTCCAAAGCATTGTTTATTTCAGTGGCGGGCAACTGAGTAGATTGTGCAAAATAAGAGTTTTGATCGGCATTTTGTTTGGCAGCGTTAGTAGTAGCACCTATTGCCGGCGTCATCTGGTTAATACCCTGTCCTGGAAGGAAACCAGTATAGTAACCCTGCTTGGGATCACCACCTATAAAGAAGCACAATACTGTGACCCCAACATCTGGCACAGTGGCCCACATACCATAACTTTGTTGATTATTGTTTGATCCATACGTACCAGAACCAGTTGATGTGCTGGTCTTGGGAGTAGCACCGGCAAACGGCGAGCAGTAACTGACAGTACGCCATTTTGATTGATCATTTTTGTTGCCTGTGCCAAATTGGTCAATGTAAACCTGTAGTCTTCCTGACCTTGTGGCGTCAACGTTATTCATGACTTCGCCACTGAAGGGTCCAAAATCTGTAGGCACTCCTCCGCGGTCAAATTTGTAATTTTGCGATCTACCAGTTGTGCGTTCGGTATTGATTGTCATTAATATATCCTTTAGTTAGTTTATTCACCCAGGGCCAGCATCATCGGGCGCGGCAATTGTTTGTGCGGGGGCAAAACTCGCATTGTTGGTGCCTGTTTCCGTTGCTGGTGTTTCAACTGATTGTCCGTTACTAGATGGAGCGTTTGGCGGGGCGGCAGGCACAGGATCAGCTGGTAACAACACAGGTGTGGTATAAGATGGACTAGGAAGATTATTAAGCAGTGCTGACCCAGCTGTTTTTAATTTGCTTCCGATAGTGTTGATAGTGGACAGCGCAGATGTAACGCCAGAGTCTAAACTAGATACAGCGTCTTTTAAATTAGGTTGCCGAGAATTTGACATATTAGTTTGTACTGATTGCGGTCTGCCAGTTCCGTTGATGGATGCTAATTGCTGTTGACTTAAATTAGTCAACAGCACTCCTGTTAATTCTTGTTCAAACATGCCTTGTCTAAAAGTATGCTTAACGTTAATAGCCGAATATGCGGCGCTTTGAGTAGCAGAAGTAGTTGATAATTTGCTATTGTTATAGTTTGTACCTGTAGCATTTATATCCATCAATCCCGTACTGAGATCGTAGTCTTCAGGAGCATTCCAATTTACAACAAAGACTCCGTCTTGTGCATCGGTGTTAATTGTTCCGTCAGGATAAAACCCCCCAAATTGAAAAGTACTACCTGTTATTCCAGTTACCTCGCCTTGTAGTATCCACGCAGGATCGCCGACAATTTTCAAAGTTATTTTAGCTTGATCATCTCTGCTGTATAAAAAATCAGCCAAACTGGCCGCAGGATTCAGTGATCCTTTTTTTCCACCCTGATCACTTTGGGCTGCCGCAGTCATTGGTATTGTGGGATATACCCATTCTAAAAGTTGTTGTGATAATCCAGGCTGTGTTGATACTGTTTGTGTTTCTGGAGCTATACCAACAGAAACATTATGCCATAATGCTGTAAAATTTTGTTCATAATGTAATACCTGAGTATTTTGCCCAGTGAACCAATAATTATAAACTTTATGCACACCTCGAAATTTAGGAACAGGAAAAAATTGACTATTGGCGTCAGTCAAAGCGTAAGGTGTAACTGTGTATATAGTTCTGTAAGCATAGGTATTTCTTTTGGAGTCTATCTTGTCACCTATAGGCAAAGAATTAACTGAGATTTTAAACCATTGTGTGTCGCCTGATTTTGAGCTGTTTGCTTTTGCGTTTGGCGTTAAATTTCCTGATTCTTGATTGACTATAGCATTTTGTTGATTTGTAATAAAGTCACTATTTCTCATTACCAGTTCAATAACCTGTACCACTTGCGTACCTTGCGATACTGCTCTAGAATCAGCTGTGGTATTCATACTATTGCTAGCCGGATTTAACGACGCACTACTGGAGTTTTCCATGGGGGTTGAGGAATAGTCTGTTGATCCAGGAACTTTAACTTTAGACTGTGCCAAAGATGGTGGAGAAAATTGAACTTCAAAAGTATTGGCTATTTCAACTGTGCCCTTTTGAACTAATTCTTGTTCCGCCTGATTAAGCGCCGCACATAATCCAGTATAAACATATTTTGAATTTCCTTTAGGCGCAGAAGTAGCGTTTGGTGGTGCTGACGCCGAAGTGGCTGCTGATCCGGCGGCAGGGGTGGGTAAAATATTAGGAGCTCTAACACCTGCTTGTTGTCCAAAAGTAGTAATTGGATTTAAGTTGCTTATACCCGGCATTTTATCCTTGGCCCCATCCGTCGTTATTGGAAATATCTGTGTTTACTTGTTGCCCGGCAGCTATTTCTGCTGAACTAGAAGTATAATTTTTCAATATGTTAGTTCCTGTATTTACTAAGCCATTAATATTGGGTACTGCTTTACTCAGCGGAGCCGAAGACGAAGATGTTGGAGCAGAAGTTGTTGGTCTTCCATCGCTGGATGAATTTGCTGATGCAATGTTATTAGTAGATCCATTTAATAAATCATCTACAGTAACCCCAGTCAATTCAATATTAGTTGGCACTGACGCAGTTGAACTAGAGGTACCATAATAAGTGCTAGTAAAGGCTGCTGTAACTGAATATTCTATTTGCTTATCAGCCATTCTAAATTCTAACCCTGTCACTATATGAGGATAATATTTTGTTACCGGAGAATGAGTAATTTGATTTCCCTGAGAGTCATACCCATAAAAATTAATCACCATACAAAATTGAGCGGCTATTAAATTAGCTTGAGGGTTTTTAGTAAGGTCTCTGTAAGCATTGTTTAGATTTTTTAATAAAGTTATACCCGTGGGTTCAGTAATTTTAAATTTCATAGAAGAAATTGCCACCATACCGTTTTTACCCAAAGCTGTTTCAATTTCTAAATCATCTAAGTAATAGTCCAAATTAAAATAGGGGTTTCTATTACCAGATACAGTAGATTTAGTATTTGTAGCAGGATTATTATATGCTCCAGTTACAGTTGGCGCAGATTGCGTATTATTCACAGCAGCACCACCGCTTTGAATCAACAATGACCATTGTGTAGGATTCCACTGAGCAGTGGGAACTTTAAGGGCGTAGCTGAATTGAGCAGGAGTCAGCATATACCAGCTCAAAGAATATGTATAACTGTCAAATGAATCTAAAATATTTGGCTGAGGGTTGATTGTTCCTGTGGGTGTGGTAGCTGAATTGATATTCTGATTAACAGTACTTCGTGTGATAACGCCAGCATCGTCGCTGGGAGCGGCAGCTCCTGGTTGGCTATTAGCCACTGCTGGCGTGCCTGATATATTTTGAGCATTATCAATTGGACCAGTGGCAGGTTGACTACTGGTACTTTGACTAGTTGAAGTTGTTACAACAGGATCATTTGTGCCGTCTGTTCCATTCAAGATAGCAGTTTGCTGTTGGTCAAGCGTTGATATTTGTGACAATAATTGTGCTCGCTGTTCTTGTACTGCCGCGATTGCAGCAGGATCACCGCTGGCCTGAGCATCTGCAAGATTTTGCCGACTTTGAGCATATTGTTGTGTGAGCGGTGTTATTTGATTAGTTATAGCCGCATATCTATTAAGCTGGTCTTGTGTCATTTTAGATGCCCAAAGCTGATTTTAAAGTATTAATGTTTGGAAGATAAATTTGTGTGCCCGAAGTAAAATCAAAAGGCGGACTGGTAAGGGTATTGGGATTACGTTGATAAAATACCCACCACAGTGAGCTATTTTGATAAAGATCATAAGCCAATAAATCAGGTCTATACTGATAAGTTTGATTTAGAGTCAACAGCTGATCTCCGGGCAATTTAGGTATAGGTCTATTGACCATTACATCTAAAAAGAATTGACTATATTGTGTTGAAAAATAGGGACTAGATTGATTATACGTGGCCATTACCACCATCCTTTCGTAATTCCGGCTCCACTGGCAAATTGATCCAAACTCCATTCAGTACTTTGAGTTTTGCGACTTATGATTGGCAATATAGAAACGGTAATATCCATTTTGGTAGGAACATAAGTAGGACTAACTGGCGGCTTAGCCTTGCCACCAATGCCAAATAAACTAGCTGCCTGGCTAACCGCACCCACGGTGGCTCCAACATTAGTCAACCTAGACACTATAGCCGAAGCCCCGGGTGTACCTAAATTTTGTAAAGCTCCAGTCAATCCACCCAAGGGCACTGCACTGCCAGCTTGATTAACAGTGTCGGCTCTTATATAGTCCACTTCGTCAGGCAAACTGTAGGTAAAACTTTGAACCACACCTGGGTGATTATTAAACTGATAAGTGCCAAATCCTGTGAGATAAACTAGGGGAGGAGGTGTACCACGCTGTGCGTCTTGTCCATAAAACATTTTAGTAACCGATTTATAAAACTGAATCACCGCCAAAAGATAGTTGGCGTCGGTGGTGTTTTGTGCGGTAAAATGTCCGGTTATAGTAATAGCATCTACACTGCTATTTTTATAGTAGTATCCTTTGTAATTAGAATGTGTAAGCTCGTAAGCTGAGTAATTGGCTTTGTACCCTACTTCAATTTTTGGTGTGTAAGGGTATAATACACCGCCTGTGGCTTGTAGTGGAGACAGTATGCCGGGGTTAGAGCCCATATAGAGATAATTAGCACTTGGGGCGAGACTTACTCTGAACCGCCAGTCATTGCTAGATGGTCTTACACCTTGTACCGCCGAACGACTGGGCTGTTGCTGGGCATTCATCACACCAACCATGGCTGTTGACTGCGGCTGGTCAGAGTTAGTGGGATTACCATTAAAGATACTAGAGTCAGTATTGCTGGATTCTTGTGCGTTTGCTACCGCATCCGAAATAACTGGTTTGGGTTCACCTACAAAACTGCTGATCCCAGAGCCGCTGGCTGCTTGAGCCGAGGTCACAGCGTCTGATATTAGCGGTGCTGCTGAGCCAATTGGGGTAAGGCTGGATGACTGCGCCTCAAATACAGCATTTGATATAATTGGTTTCGGTGAGCCGATAAACTCATTTGCCGGTACCGCATCTGTTGGCGGGGAATTATAACCATCTAAAGCTGGCGACAAGGGATCCGGCTGAGTGTTAATAGAAATAGTCGTGGTTTGTGCGTCTGACGGCACTTGGGGATCAGGAGGATTGTTTACTGGTTGATTGGTTGCCATTGTTTATTATCCTATACCATATTTATGCCTTAAATAATGTGTCCATTTTATATAAAAAGGTTGATTTCTGTTGTTTTTGTGCTACAATAAATACACAACCAGGAGATTAACTAGTGGCTACAACCGCAATAGGCAAACAAGGTACCAAAACCATATATCTTAATAATCGAGATATTTTAACACAAATACATCTTAGCAAAAACACTTACTGTTCATTTTTAGATCCTGTAAACGATCATCAATACGACATTATTTTGCCCACAGTAATGAAAATCAATCAGCGCACAGTAGCAGAGGCTAGACGTAATCGTGCTGATCGTATTAAAAAAGAAACTGGTGTAGTCACAGATCCTAAAAAAATACCCAATACTGATTTAGTATTTAGAATTACCTGCTGGGATCATATACCTATGGCTCCAAAAAAAATACCCAAATCCGCTACTAAAAAGAAAAAAATCGAAGATCTATTTGATTTTGATGATGCAGAAGAAGAACTTATTCCTGTTTTACCAGATGATCCCGTAATGAGCGACAAATACGTGAGATTGCCATTTCCTCCATTTTATCACTATAGGATAGACAGTAAAAAACAACCCTATATTGTGGGCAAGAGCCATTGGCAAGGTGATTTAGAAAATGGTGAATTCAGTAAAGATCACGGTAACATGACACGCATATTAGCCACCATGTTTATGAAGTTGTGCGATCGTTATGCTACCCGCAGCAACTGGCGCGGGTACTGCGTTGATGAAGTCACAGAAGCACTGACCAATCGAGGCTGGGTGGGCATCAACGATATATCTAAACAAGATCGTATTTTAAGTTATAACGGCAGTGAATTGGCTTGGAGTAAGATCCGCAGTATTTTCCGGGATAATTACAATGGTCTAATGCATCGTTTGACCATGCGTGGTCTAGACTCCTTGGTCACACCACATCACAAAATAGTCACTGACACTGGACTTGTTCCTGTAGAGCTACTGAAAGAAACAGATCGTATGATATTGTTAGCGCCTGCTCCTCGAGATACCAACGAGGCAGTATATCCCGACAGCTTTGTAGAACTAGCAGGATGGATCATGACCGAAGGCTGTTATGAAATTGAACGACATGATGAAAAACATTTGGGGAATATTAAACGTATCACGATTTATCAAAATGCTGGAGCCAAAGCTGATCGTATTAGAAACTGCTTGACTGCGTTAAATTATAAATTTAGTGAAGGACAAAGAAGTAAGAATCTCTGCTTTTCTATCAGCAGAAATGACTGCAGAGAGATTATAAAAACTTTTCCGGAAAAAAATCTCAATATGGAATTTATACTAGCACTGACCGTTCGACAGCGCGAACTGTTGATTGAAACTATGATTGACGGTGATGGCTGGCGTAGAGCCAACGGTGGTAGAAGCTATGTTCAAAAAGACAAACATCATGTTGACTTATTCCAAGCATTGTGCGTACTAGCGGGGGTGAGAACCAATACACATCTGCGAGAATCATTGTCTTTTGGTAAACCAAGTCAATGCTATGCCGTAAATTTATTTTCTAAAAGTAAAAACACTACCAAAGTACATTGTGTTAACTTTCACGGTGGCAAACGCAATGGCCGAGCCCACGTTGGCCAAGGCAAAATTACTCATCCCAACGAACCCACTACTGCGTATCAAGGACAAGTATGGTGTCCAGAAACTGAATATGGCTGCTTTGTAGCTAGACGTAATGGCACTGTATACCTAACTGGTAATACCTATAATGAAGAAATGAGAGGGGCGGCCCTAGTTCAGTTGAGTCAAATTGGATTGAGATTTGACGAAAGTAAGAGTCAAAATCCTTTTGCTTATTATACCGCGGCTATTACCAATTCATTTACTCATGTACTCAACAGTGAAAAAAAGAATCAAAACATTCGTGACGATATGTTAGAAATGAATGGGCTGAATCCAAGTTGGACTAGACAAAATGCTGGCAAAAAAGATCAAAACTTAGATGCCAAAGTTACTATTACCACATTTGAAGAAGAACTGCCAGAATAGTTGTTTCTCTCGACGCATTCCTGTATACTAAATCTATATGACAAATCTTTTTAAGAAAGCCGCTGTTTGTACAGACGTACACTGGGGTTTGAAATCTAACAGTTTAATTCACAATCGAGATTGTGAAGCATTTATAGATTGGTTTATATCTAAGGCAAAAGAAGAAGGATGTGAAACTGGAATGTTTCTCGGAGACTGGCACAATCATCGAGCCAGCATTAATTTACAAACACTGCAGTTTAGTGTTCAGGCATTAGAAAAACTAAGTCGTGCTTTTGACACATTCTACTTTATTCCAGGAAATCACGATTTGTATTATAGAGACAAACGCGATATACACGGAGCCGAGTGGGCTCGACATATTCCAAATATTGTTGTAGTAAATGATTGGTTCAAACAAGACAATGTCATAATAGCTCCGTGGTTAGTGGGGGATGATTACAAAAAACTACACAAAATGTCAGCTGATTATATGTTTGGACACTTTGAACTTCCACATTTTAAAATGAATGCTATGGTGTCAATGCCTGATCACGGTGATATAAAATTAGATCATTTTGGCGGAGTAGGTAGCGTGTTTAGCGGCCACTTTCATTTGCGCCAACAGAGAAATAACGTAACCTATATAGGAAATTGTTTCCCGCATAATTTTGCCGACGCCGGCGATGAAGATCGTGGCATGATGGTATTAAACTGGGGAGAAACTCCCAAATTCCATGCTTGGCCAAACCAACCGTTGTATCGTGTTATGAAATTAAGCGAAGCTATTGATCAAGGCGGCAGTATACTAAAGAAAAACATGCATGTTCGCGTGGAATTAGATATCGATATATCCTACGAAGAAGCTACCTTTATTAAAGAAACATTTATACAAACTCATGGCTTACGAGAAATGGCGCTTATACCCAGTAAGCGCACAGATGTTGATGTAGATCTAGCACCCGGGGAAGTAAAGTTTGAATCAGTAGATCAAATTGTTACAGATCAGATTACTAATATAGAGTCAGAATTCTACGATCCTAAATTACTATTAAAAATATATCAAAATCTATGATTAAAATAAAAAATCTTTTAGTTAAAAATTTCATGAGTGTGGGTAATGCCACACAAGGTATTAATTTTGATCGCAATGATTTAACTTTGGTACTGGGAGAAAATTTAGATTTGGGTGGGGACGGATCCAGGAATGGCACAGGGAAAACTACAATCATAAACGCCCTAAGCTATGCTTTATATGGGCAAGCATTGAGTAATATTCGCCGAGACAATCTTGTTAATAAAACCAACACCAAAGGTATGATGGTAAGTTTAGACTTTGTTGTTGGTGAACAAGAATATAAAATTGAACGCGGACGTAAGCCTAACATTTTAAAATTCTATGTCAATAACAAAGTCACTGAGGCAGAAGACAATGCCCAAGGTGATAGCCGTGAAACACAAGACGCCATAGAAGATATTTTGGGTATGAGTCATGACATGTTTAAACATATCATGGCATTGAATACTTATACTGAGCCGTTTTTATCATTAAAAGCCAACGATCAACGCACTATTATCGAGCAGTTGTTGGGCATTACCATGTTAAGTGAACGTGCTGAACGCATTAAAGAATTATCACGCACAACCAAAGAAGATATTACTCGGGAAGAATTTAGAATACGTGCTGTTCAAGATGCTAACAAACGCATACAAGAACAAATAGAAGCAGTTAAGCGTAGACAAACATTATGGCAAGCAAAAAATGCAGAAGACTTGTTATCGCTTGAATCGGCGCTGGCAACGTTTCAAGAAATTGACATCGAAGCTGAAATTTCATCACACAAAGCATTTGCAACATGGGAAGCACTGAGGAAAAATCTAAACGACCATGCGACGGCAATTAGCCGAGCAAAAATGGATCATGCTCGAGAAGAAAAAACAACTAAGAAGCTTACTAACGAAATCGCTACACTTGAACAACACACTTGCCATACCTGCGGTCAAGAGTTCCATGATCACAAACACGAGGCAGTGCTAGCGGAAAAAAAGAAAGAATTATCAACAGCTATCACAGCATGCCAACAATATCTTGATCTTGTCAATGAATTACAATCAAGTGTTGATAGTTTAGGTAAGATAGGCAAACGTCCAGTGATGTTTTATGACAAAGAAGAAGATGCCATACAACATCGAGCCAATCTCGCCAATCTACAAAAAGAACTAGATGCGAAACGTGTAGAAATTGATCCTTATGCGGAACAGATAGAAGAGATGACTGCTACAGCCGCCGAAGAAGTGTCATATGACACAGTCAACGAACTTACAAGACTACAAGATCATCAGGACTTTTTGCTAAAGTTATTAACTAGCAAAGACAGTTTTATACGAAAAAAGATTATAGAACAAAATTTAAGTTATCTCAATACAAGACTAACACACTATCTAGATCGTATGGGATTACCGCATACCGTGGTGTTTCAAAACGATCTCACTGTTAGCATTGAAGAGCTGGGCAGAGAACTTGATTTTGATAATCTGTCCAGAGGTGAAAGGAATCGATTAATACTAAGTATGGCATGGGCCTTTCGAGATGTGTTTGAATCGCTGTATCAACCGATTAATTTACTCTTTGTGGATGAAATGATAGATAACGGTCTTGATACCCAGGGTGTTGAGAACGCCCTTGCTCTTTTAAAACAAATGAGTCGTGAAAGACAAAAGAGCATATGGCTGGTTTCGCATCGAGACGAGTTAGTTAGTCGTGTAGAGAATATATTAAAAGTAGTAAAAGAAAATGGATATACCAGTTACAACACAGATGTTGAGGTAGAGTAAAAATTTTATCAGCGAAGCACGGCTTGCTAATTACATGTCATGCCCTGGCTTTTCGAAAATACTACTGTAGAATCACTACCCGACGACTGTGTTGGTTTTGTTTATTTGATTAAAAATAACTTGACTGGCAGAAAATATATTGGTAAAAAATTAGCAAAATTTAGTAAAACAACATATAAAACAGTTAAACAAAAAAACGGCATCAAAAAAAGAAAACGCATCCGTAGTAAAATAGACAGCGACTGGCAACAGTACACCGGCAGCAGTATAGAACTCAATCAAGATATTGAAAAATTAGGCATCGAAAACTTTACCAGAGAGATTTTGTATTATTGCCGTTCAAAAGCCGAATGCAGTTACATAGAGGCCAGAGAACAGTTTAGTAGACGTGTGTTAGAAACTAACGACTACTATAACGGGCATATACAAGTCCGCGTACATGGCAGCCATATAATCAATAAATTACAAGCATCACAGTAAGGCATCTAACCGACTACGTTTGATCGAGGCTGCTCGATCCCCGTTGAGGGCTGGTGAGATACCCAGCTCGGATAGAATGGACTTCGGTTCGCTCGGGCGTCAAAGGCAAAAGCTAACTTAAGGCAACAAATGGTTTGGGCTCCGTGGAAAAAGATACGACCCATGCTTATAGAACTTGGATTTATCATCAAGTCACTAGGGTTCCGTTGACATGTGAAGCTAGAGTAGGGGGTACCGGTCAACCGCCTCCGCGTAGGAAACTACAATCTCTTTATGATAGATGACTGTGCAACTCAGATGAAGTCATTGAATTCACCGTGTTTACGGTGAATTATGAGCTGTTAATCTAGATGAAGTGCTACAATCAAAAGCTAAAAAAATAAGATCGAGTGCAAACGAGATCTTAGATTAGCGTAGCTAATCTTTTAATATTATTCAAATTAACTCTTTAACAAATTTGTTTTTAGCTTTTGTCTACTTGATTGCTGGTATGTCTTTAGAGGTTTCAAACATATTGTCTTTATGTTCTTCTGATTTAGACTCGCACATCTTTTGTTTTGAATAAATGTATTTTTCATACTTCTATTAATAAAGTTTAATATTTTTAAAAAAAGTTAAGTCCTGTTTTTTTCGTCGTTTCTAAGTTTTCATCAATAATCTTTGATATCAATTGTTTTTCTGAGTTACTGAGCTGCATGGCATCATCATAGGTAATTCCACCCCGCATGTACCAACACATACGTAACGCCTCCGTCCTTATCGCATCTGATTCTTTATCCAGATCATCTATGTATTCTGAGATCTGTTCGTTGGTCATAGTTAGGAGGCGCGCTCGAAAAAATTTGACATATCCAGTGTGAGTGGTTGCTTGTAAGTATGCTGACATTGATCGCAGGTTATTTCCAAAGGCTGCATCTCTGCCATGGTTTTCTTTTCAATAACATAATTTTGTATGCGATTGAACATGGTTCTGTCACAATTTATCATGAATTCTGTTATGTATTCTGGTTCGTTTACTATAGCCGTGGGTGTCTTTATGGTAACTATGCTTTGTGCTAGAGCTATCACTGTCATTTCGGTCATTTTTTTGATGGCATCTGCTATGGCTGATATCTTAGTGACATCATCTGCCGAACTGATATTTAGAGAGTTTAACGTGCGTTGATCATCAAACTGCATTTTATTATTATCCGAAAGATTTTTGTAAGTCATGGGTTTGAAATATATTTCAATATCGCCCTGTATGATAGGTTGACTATAATCAGGAGCTTGAATACTATCCAAAGTTCTGCGTAGGTCTACTCCGTAGTCTTTGGTAGTGTTACATCCTGGACAACTGGTAGTAAAGTCCATTTCGTGTCCATAACTAGCTAATCTTATGCCTATCAATATAGTGTCCACATCTATGGACGGAATAAACCAAGCATTTTTTATATTTGGGACGCAGCTTTGAATCACATTGATCACTGCTTGTCCGCTGAGTAACGCATCGGGGGTACGATAGGTTATTTCATCTATGGCAGTCATAGGGTATACTGGCAATTCTTTATTTTCTGGCATTTCTAATGTGCCTGCTGGATAGTAATTGCCTTGACTGGGTAATTTGATATACACAGCAGGCTGTCTAAAATATTGTTTCAATGGGTTATTAGAGTTCATATGGTTTTCCTTGGATAAGTATAGTTATGGCTGAAGAATTTGACCCGAAAATTTCCGACGATTTACGTATAGCTTTAGAAAATGCTGCCGAAGATATGACTCGCTTTGCGGCGTCTCATGGAAAAAGCTCCGCACAATATTTGTCCGCATCAAAAGCCTATGAAACCGCATTAGCAGACGCTAAAAAAGGCATATTAGGCTATACTGAGGCTATGAAAAAAGCCAAAGCTGATTTAGGTTCATCTACGTTGGGTTTGGCTAAATCATTAGCATCTGGCGGTAATAGTGTATCGGAATTTGGTTCAGCTGCCGATGCTGCTGGTGCCGCATTGACCTTAGCTCTTGGTCCTGTGGGACTGTTGGGCAAAGCTTTGGTTTTCGCTGTTGGGGCTGTTACTGAATTTGCCAAAGCCGCAATCAAACAGGGTCAAGAACTATTAGATGGCTATAGAGACATAAGTCGTAGCGGACTAGCTACTGGCATGCAGGACACATTTGAAAATCTACAAAGCATGGGTTATACCATGGGTGAGATTGGTAAAATGGGTGCTTTGATGAAAGAAAATTCCTCTAATTTGTCAACATTAGGAGGTACGGCAGCGCAAGGAGCAAAACAATTTGCCGCGGCATCTAAAAGTATAGCAGAAAGTGGTGTTGGCGAGCAATTCCAACGCATGGGCATGACCGTAGATGATATTAATCGAGGTATGGCGGGCTATGTCAAAATACAACAGTTAAGCGGATCTTCTCAAAAACAAACAGCAGAACAGATGGCAGCCAGTGCCGAAGCTTATATAGAACAACAAGACCGATTGACAAAACTAACTGGTTTGTCAGCAGATCAACAAAATTCTGTACAAGAAAAAGCATTGGCCACACAACAATATGCCAGCAAGGCCTTCCAGTTACAACAAAGAGCAGATGCTGGGGATATAGCCGCCAAAGAAGAATTGGCTAGAAATACAGAATTGATAAATGCCGCTTTTGGTAAAGGTGGACAAGAAGCTGCAGATCAGATGACATTGTTGCTTTCTGGAGCAGTTAATAATCCTGAATATCAAAAAATAGCTAGATCTTTGCCAGAAACAGCGTCGTATATACAAAAAGGTGGCCGAGACATGGGTGTGGCCATGGATTTGGCAGCCAAAGATTCTAGAAAAACTCTTAATGATACAGTCGGATTAGCCGGTGCTGGATTATCTGATTCGATTATTACTTCTCAGGGCGTTTTAGTAAAATTTGCTTCTACAGCAGGTACTTCCATGGCACAAAATATAAAAGATGCCAAAGATCAGCAGGATAAACAAAAAGCAGGCGCAGATAAAGAAACGGCTGTGGCAGTGGCGGCAAGTATGGCTCAGCGTAAGCTTACTCAAACTGCCGAAAAAGCTGTACAAACAGGCATGGTAGCTGTGGCAAATGCCGCAATGTCGGCAGCAAAGGCTTTGGGTAAACTGGGAGAACCAGCCCCCGCTCTTACTAAAGCAGAAACGGCGCTGGGGGAAACTCAATATGACGAAATGGGTAATATTGTGTCAGGCAGTGGGCCGCAAGAGGCACCTCTGGCAAAACCCAAACCAGCCCCGGCACCAGCACCTGCCCCAGCACCAGCACCATCGCCAGCACCAGCACCAGCCCCATCGCCAGCCCCAGCACCAGCACCTGCTGCAACTCTTAAACCAGCGGCAGGAGGGAAGCCTGCTTCTGTAAATCCAGGCGACATAGTAAAACTGTTGTCAGCTTCGGGTATAACAGATAATCAATCGCAGGCAAATATTTTAGCTCAAATAAAAGCAGAAAGTAATTTCAAACCCCAGTCAGAAAATTTAAATTATTCCGGTAAAACATTGATGAAATTGTTTCCGAAAAAATTTAAATCACAAGACGAGGCAGATGCCCTGGCAGCACAGGGTCCAGAGGCGATTGGTAATTTCATTTACGGCGGAAGAATGGGCAATGCCGGTGACGAGGGATACAAATATCGTGGCCGAGGACTTATACAACTTACTGGAAAAGACAATTATTCAAAATTTAGTAAGTTGATTGGGGTTGATTTGGTAAAAGATCCGGATCTAGCGAATGATCCCGAAGTTGCTGAAAAAATTGCCGTGGCTTATTTCAAAGAAGCTTCGAAGAAATATGATTTAAGCGATATAAAACAAACTGGAAAAGCTGTAGGGTATGCAGGTGGAAAAGAAGAAACAGATAAACGAACACAATATGCTTCGGCTTTTGCTAATAATATGCCCACAGCCGAGGTTGGCGGAATACTAAGCGGACCAAAAAGCGGCTATACTGCTATGTTACACAACACCGAAGCTGTGGTACCATTGCCAGATGGAAGAAATATACCAGTTCAGATGACACAAAATACTGGATCTTCTGAGCAAATGAACATGATGGCTATGCAGTTAAATAAATTGGACGCTATAGTGCGTACTATGGAAAAAGCCAACAGTATAAACAACAAGATATTACAACGACAAAGCTAACAAGCTAAATACTATCTATGGCTACTAATGACGGACACAACAGTCGCAACGGGGGTTCTTGGAGAAAGTACTTCAAAGTTGCTGACGTTAATCAATTGGGACAACTGAGTCCTATATCTGGCAAAAATAATTTTGGATTGCCTGGGTACAATCGCAACAGCGGAGATTTTGAGTCAGGTAGTCGCAATGAATTTGCTTTTAGAAACTATGCGTCTAGATTACCCGAAGTATATTCTGGACATCCAAATAGATTAGAACGCTACAATCAGTATGAAAACATGGATTGTGATTCAGAAGTCAATGCTTGTTTAGACATTATCGCAGAATTTAGCACACAGCAAAACAGCGACAATGGCACTCCTTTTGATATTAAATTTACAAATAAACCCACTGATCATGAAATTGAAATAATAAAAAAACAGTTACAGCAATGGACTAAATTAAACAAGCTGGATCAACGTATATTTAAACTGTTTCGAAACACTATTAAATATGGGGATCAAGTGTTTGTGCGTGATCCCGAGACATTTGAAATGTATTGGGTAGACATGATTAAAGTAGCACGTATCATAGTTAATGAAAGCGAAGGCAAACGTCCTGAGCAGTATATCATACGCGATATAAATCCTAACTTTCAGAATATGAGCATGGCAGCCAAGACTACATCAGACTACTATGTGAGTCGTAGCACTGGTTCGGTTACTACGGGAAATAATTACAACGCACCTAACGGTGGATCTGGTGGTGGCGGCGGAGGCGGTGTGGGTAACAGCCGCTTTACACAAGCTATGAATGAATCATGTATTGACTCTAAACATGTGGTACATTTGAGTTTAAACGAGGGATTAGATTATTTTTGGCCGTTTGGACAAAGTATACTGGAAAATATCTATAAAGTTTACAAACAAAAAGAGCTACTAGAAGATTCTATATTGATATATCGTGTACAACGTGCCCCAGAACGACGTTTGTTCAAGATAGATGTGGGTAACATGCCCAGCCATATGGCTATGGCGTTTGTGGAACGTGTTAAAAATGAAATGCATCAGCGCAGAATACCAACTATATCAGGCGGCGGGGCTAATATGATGGACGCTAGTTATAATGCGTTGTCTGTAAATGAAGATTACTTTTTCCCGCAAACTTCAGATGGTAGAGGAAGTAGTATTGAAGTATTGCCAGGTGGATGTTTTAGTATGGACACTAGTGTGTCATTGTTAGATGGTAGAGAACTTACTATAGCACAAGTATCTGATGAATTAGCAGAAGGTAAAACGCTTTGGGTTTATAGTTGTGAACCTATAACAGGCAAAGTTGTACCAGGATTAGTATCTTGGGCTGGCATGACGCAACGGCAAGCACAAGTTTTAAAGATTACTTTAGACAATGGTGAATCTATTATATGTACACCAGATCATAAATTTCCCCAGTATGATGTAGAATTCAAACGTGCTGATGAACTGACAGTTGGTGATAGTTTAATTCCATTATATCGTAAAAAAGAAGTTTGTGACACTAAACTCGATGGATATGAAGAATACTTTGATAATAGTAGTAAACAATGGAAATATACTCATCGAATGGTAGCAGATGAGTTTAAAGATACGTTAGTAAAATATAAAATATTTAACGAAGAATACAGTGATGGCAAATATGATGTCAGACATCATGTAAATTTTAACAGGCATGATAACAGCCCGGAAAATTTATGCTGGATGGCATGGCACGACCATCAAAAACTACATCAACATCATGGATTTTCTAAAGAATCTCAACAGTTGGGTACACTAGCCGCAAAACGTAGATTACAAAATCTTAAAGATAATAATCTAGCAGAATATGAAAAATATTGTAAAACTGTTGGTGAAAGATTTACAAATTGGTATAGTTCATTAACAGAAGAAGAACTAGTAGAATTAAATGAGAATAAGGCAGCTGGACTTAAAAAGTACTTTGAATCATTAGATGATGATTCAAAGGCAATCCGGACCGCTAACAGTAGAGCTGCATTTAAAATAGCAAACAAAACAAAACTAGAAAAAATGGCCAAAGATGAAGAATATCGTCAATGGGTATGTGAACAACAAAAAGCTGGTTGGACTAGTGAGCTAAGAGAAGAACGTAGTAAATTTGTATCTGACCGTAACCTAAAAGATTGGAAAAACAACGAAAAACGTCGTAGCAATATGAAAGAATTGCAATCAGTGTCATATTCTCACAGTATGCTTAAGCGTGTGATCGATATGGTTAAAGACAAAACTACGCACGAAATAACTGTTAATGATATTATCGATGAACTGAATAAAAATATCAACATCGTTAATGAATTGGCAATATTAAACAAAGATAAAAAAGTTCGCAATTGGAGTATAGACAAAGGATTTACAGCAACAGGACTGACTAGTATGGTTAAACAGTATGGCTATACTAGCTGGTCTGATTTCCGTAAAAAAGAAAGCGTTCACAACCATCGAATTGCTAAAATTGAATACTTAGATGAGCCAATGGATGTTGGTACTTTAACTATCGACGGTGATGAAATTTATCATGGCTATCATACGTTTGCGTTAAGTGCCGGTGTGTTTACCAAAAATTCAAACTTAGGCGAAATTGATGATTTAAAATACTTTAACAACAAAATGGCTAGAGGTCTGCGTGTGCCTAGTAGCTATTTGCCCACAGGACCGGATGATTCCGGAGCCGCCACTAACGATGGACGTGTGGGTACAGCATTAATACAAGAATTTCGATTCAACAAATACTGCGAACGCCTACAGAAATTAATAATGCAGAAATTAGATGACGAATTTAAAATGTACATGCGATGGAGAGGTTTTGAAATTGATAACGGGTTGTTTGACATAACATTAACAGAACCACAGAATTTTGCCAGTTATCGCCAATCTGAGCTGGATACAGCTCGTGTAGCAACATTTGCTTCTTTAGAACCATTGAATTATCTCAGCAAACGATTTACACTCAAACGTTTCTTAGGTTTGTCCGACGAAGAAATATTAGAAAATGAAACACTATGGAAAGAAGAACGCGACAATCCACAAATGCAGGCACAGCAAGGACAAGGTCTTCGTAGTGTGGGCATTACTCCGGGCGGATTATCATCTGATTTAGATATGAATACTGACTTGACTAATACTGATTTGGGCAGTGCCGAAGTAGATACTGGAGCAGGTCCTGCCCCAGCGGTTGTACCAACACCAGGAGCTCCGAGCGGTGGCCCGGCCGGACTTTAACCAAATATCTTCCTTATCTTCTTGATCTTTTTTAAATTACCTGTTATTATTGTTTAAATCGGAGATATTATGGCTAAAATTATAGGTGAAGATACTACTAACACAACACCAGCAGAATCAGAAAATCTGTTAGAACTAAAAGAATGGCATTATTTTACTTCTGCTGTGTACAGTGTTACACACACTGACTTTCTCAAAGACATCAACAAGATATCAAGAGAATATGTAAATCGCACAAAAAAAGGCATTAAACTAAACGAGATTTATCCTGTTTATATGGGCGATAATATGTCTGCTGATCCCAGACTGTCTGATTTTACAAATTTTATCAAAGCCACGGCATCTAATATTTTAATGAGCCAAGGCTATAATATGCAGATGCTGGAAGTTATATTCCATGAATTGTGGGCACAAGAACACTATAAATTTTCCGGACAAGAACAACACATACACGGCGGCAGCCATATTACAGGATTTTATTTTCTAGACGTACCTGATGACGCTCCTAGAGTTGTATTTCATGATCCCAGGTCGGCTAAAGTCTATTCTAATCTTCCTGAGTCTAATCCTGCTCAAGCTACCTATGGCAGTACGATGATAAATTTCTTGCCAATACCTGGCACATTTATTTTTACAAATTCTTGGTTACCGCACAGTTTCCTCAAGAATCCATCAGTCAAACCCTTTAGATTTATACATTTTAATTTGGGAGTGGCAATGAAATTAGATACAACACAACCTACAGTGGTATGAACAAGTATTTGATACGTTTTAATAAAACTAGAGGACTACCTGGCAGGGGTAGTTTGAATCACGTGTGGCGCGTTTTTGAAAATGAAGAAGAATACATAGTAAAAAATGTCATTATAAACGTGCCTAGCCAATCTGAAACCACAGGCAATGGACAAGGTAACGAGGACTGGAATATAGCTTGTCATGGCTATATGACAGTTGATGAAAAAACCGGAACTGCCACAATAAATTCCAGCGAAACAAATAAAAAACGCTAAATACAGTATTATGATACTGAACGAACTATACGAGCGTGAACCCGAAGCTTATCAAGATCTAAGCCAAGACAATACCCAGCCACAAATGGGACAACTACGTAAAACACGACTTACTCTGCGTCAAATTAATAAACTACGCAAGATGAATGACATTAGAGCAGTTGAATTTAGAGACAAACTAAAAGATCTTCGCGCACAATACGCACCTCCTGCCGCTCCGGCAATTTAAAAATCTTAAACCTACCCATTTTATAGTCGTTATATACTAGTTTTTCTCCGTCTAGAGTAAATATCTATGACGAGCCATAACCCAAGGAGAATGTATATGACATCGAAATTTGAACAGTTAATCGAATATGTGATTAACGATGAAGAAGCGAAAGCTAAAGAATTATTCCATGATATAGTAGTTGAAAAGTCACGCGAAATTTATGAGAATCTCATGAATGAAGAAGGCATGGAAGAAGAAGACATCGAAGAAGGCGAAGAATGCCATCACTGTCATGGCGAAGGCTGTGATGAGTGCATGTATGAAGAAGGCATGGAAGATACTTCCGGAAGCGCCAGCCAAGACTTAATGCGTGAAGTTGAAGTTGACGAAGAAGGCATGAGTGAAGCCGAAGAAGAAGAAGAAGAAGACAAAGACATGGATAGCGAAGATGATGAAGTTGATCATGACATCGAAGACCGTGTTATTGATTTAGAAGACAAATTAGACGAGTTAATGGCTGAATTTGAACAAATGATGGGCGGCGAAGGTGGCGAAACTATGGAGCCAAAAGATCATGAAGTTGGTGGTGATGCTTATGCTATGGACGACACATCAGAGTTTGAAGATGAGCCAATGCCAATGAGTGAAAATATCACATTAGATCGTGCCCCAAGTCCAGTTACAACAGAGCCTAGCTTTGTTAATAAAAAGTCATCATACGCTGTTGATTCAGGCGCAGCAGGAATGATGGGACGCCCGGTTAAAAATGTAGCTTCTGAAACAAATCCAGATGGCACAACTGCTTACAAGCAACCTAGCAATGAGTATAGCAAAGGTGAAGGCGATTTGCCAAATGCTGGAAAATTTAAAAATACACCAGCAAAAGGCGGATATGGCAGCAAAATGGAGCCAGCTACCAAGCCAAAGTTTGATCAGATGAATCCAAACACACGTACCCCATTTCCAAAAGGTTAATGTACACATATGAAGCGTAACACTTATCTAAAAGAACATCTCAGCTTTACTCAGGCTCGTGTAGTATTGGAGTCTGAAGAAGCTGCCGATGGATCCGGAAAAACGCTTTACATGAAGGGTATTTGTATAGAGGGTGGGGTGCGTAATGCAAATGAAAGAGTTTATCCAGTAAACGAGATAGCCAAAGCAGTAGATACTATCAACGAACAGATAAAGTCAGGTCATAGCGTGTTAGGCGAAGTTGATCACCCAGACGATTTGAAGATCAACTTGGATCGAGTCAGTCACATGATTGAAAACATGTGGATGGATGGTCCATGCGGATATGGAAAATTAAAAGTATTACCAACCCCGATGGGAACACTGGTAAAAACCATGTTAGATTCGGGTGTTAAATTAGGTGTTAGTAGTCGTGGATCAGGAAACGTCAACGACCATAACGGACATGTCAGTGACTTTGAAATCGTCACTGTGGATGTGGTTGCCCAACCCAGTGCTCCAAATGCGTATCCAACAGCAATTTATGAAGGTCTTCTTAACATGAAGCACGGACATAGACTGTTTGATGTAGCTAAAGAAGCCAGTCAGGACAACAAAGTACAGAGATATTTGAAAACAGAAGTAGTAAAGTTAATCAATGATCTCAAATTAAGAGGGAAATAAAATGCTAGACAGTTTAAAACCGTTACTAGATAGCGACTTGATCAATGAAGAAACTCGTACAGAGATTAACGAAGCTTGGGAAGCCAAGATAGTTGAAGTCAAAGAACAAGCACGTGCAGAACTCCGCGAAGAGTTTGCCCAACGCTATGAGCATGACAAACAAGTGATGGTGGAAGCATTGGATCGCATGGTTACAGAAAGTCTCATCGCAGAAGTCGAACAACTAAAAGCTGAAAAGCAACAGTTGGCCGAAGATCGCGTTAAATTTCAAAACACTATTAAGGAAAGCGCCAACAAGTTTAACAACTTTATGGTGACCAAATTAGCTGAAGAAATTGGCGAATTGCGTAGAGATCGCAAGGCACACAATGATGGCATGAAGAAATTTGAAGGCTTCATTGTGCATGCTTTGGCACGTGAAATAAAAGAATTTGCTGAAGACAAGCAGGCAGTAGTGGAAACCAAAGTTAGACTGGTTGCCAACGCACGTCAACAGTTAGAATCATTGAAAAGCCGTTTTGTAAAAGAATCTGCTGAAAAAATGACACGTGTAGTAAGCCAGCATCTCAAAGCTGAACTTGTAAGTTTGAAAGAAGACATCCAAGTTGCTCGCGAGAACAACTTTGGTCGCAGAATTTTTGAAGCATATAGTGCAGAATTTGGTGCTACTCATTTAAATGAAAAAGCCGAAGTTCGCAAGTTACACACTATCATACAACAAAAAGACGCCAAACTTAGTGAGGCCATCCGTTTCGCCAAGAAAGCAACACATCTTGTCGAATCAAAAGAGCGTGAAATGCGTATTATCAAAGAATCCAACGAGCGTACCCGCACAATGGACGAGCTGTTAGCTCCGTTAAACGAGAAAAAAGCCGAGGTAATGCGTAATTTACTTGAAAGCGTACAGACAAAACGTTTGAAATCCGCTTTCGAAAAGTATCTTCCAGCTGTGCTAGAAAATGGTTCAGTAAAAGCCAAAACAGTAATTACTGAAACATTGTCTGAAGCAACTGGCGATAAATCGGTCCGTAGCCAAGAATCAGATGACGAAGCAAATAGCAACGTTATTGATTTGAAGCGTTTGGCCGGGCTGTAAAAAAAATAAAAGGAGACTTAAATGTCACAAGAATTATTAGAAAATCGTTGGGGTGAAACTAAAGATGCACTGCTGGAAGGCCTTAACGGCTCAAAGCGTTCTTCTATGAGTGTAATCCTTGAAAACACACGTAAGTATTTGAAAGAGAACGCATCAGCAGGTTCAACAAGTTCAGGTAACATCGCAACATTGAACCGTGTTATTCTCCCAGTAATCCGTCGTGTGATGCCAACTGTTATTGCTAACGAGTTGGTTGGTGTACAGCCAATGACTGGACCTGTATCACAGATCCATACATTACGTGTACGTTATGCACAGAGTTTGACAGACAACAGTTTGGCTAACACCAGTGTAACAGCAGGTCAAGAAGCGTTGAGTCCGTTTACCATCGCTACTGCCTACTCCACAGTGCCACAAAATACCACTACAGCTACTGGCTATACTGGTAACAATACAGCAACTATGGAAGGTACAGGCGGTAAGCAGATCAGTATCCAGATCTTGAAACAAGCTGTTGAAGCTAAGACACGTAAGTTACAAGCACGTTGGACATTTGAAAGTGCTCAAGACGCACAGGCTATGCATGGTATTGATGTTGAAGCAGAAATTATGGCTGCTCTAGCACAAGAAATCACAGCTGAAATCGATCAAGAGATTCTCTTGTCATTAAGCAGTTTGGCTGCTACAGAGTACACATACAACCAAGCTACAGTATCAGGTACAGCTACATTCGTTGGTGACGAACATGCCGCATTGGCAGTGCTTATCAATCGTGTTGCTAACTTGATTGCTCAGCGTACACGTCGTGGCGCTGGTAACTGGGCAGTTGTATCAAGTGCAGCGTTGACAGTATTACAGTCAGCTACTACTTCAGCTTTTGCTCGTACAACAGAAGGCACATTTGAAGCTCCTACAAACACCAAGTTTGTTGGTACTTTAAACGGCAGTTTACGTGTATTCGTAAACAGCTATGCTCAAGATACACAGCCTGTATTGGTTGGATATAAAGGTTCTAGTGAGGCAGATGCTGCCGCTTTCTATTGCCCATATATTCCGTTGATGAGTTCAGGAGTTGTATTGGATCCAAGTACTTTCGAACCAGTCGTTTCATTTATGACCAGGTATGGCTTCGTCGAGCTCACTAATACTGCAAGTTCCTTCGGTAACGCAGCAGATTACGTAGGCGAGATAGCTGTCCAAAATCTCAGCTTTAGCTGATCCATTTTGGTACAGTATTTCTGTACTTCAAGCAACAAAACAAAAACCCACTTCGGTGGGTTTTTTGTTGACTAATGCTGTTGTGTATGTTAATATTATTTGTAGACTTAACAAACATAAATAAAAATATGGACAAATACAAAAATTGGTACAATAATATCTGTAAACGAGGACAAACCCGTGTTACCGATGAATATACAGAACGACATCATATTGTTCCGGAATCGTTCTACGCTATCCGTAAACGTAAAGGACCTGCTGGTTGGCTCAAAGGCGATAGCGACGATGCTAGTAATATTACACATTTAACAGACAGAGAACACGAGCTAGTACACTTCTTATTAACAAAAATCTATAAGGATAACAAACAAGCATACTTCAAAGTACTTAAAGCATACGAAATGCGAAGTGTAGTAAATCATAATCAAGTTAGTAATAGACATTTCTCTTCAAGACGACTTGAAGGAATTCGTGCCGAACGAGCTAAATTACAAAGTGATGCTATGAAAGGCGCAGGAAATCCAATGTACAATAAGCGCCACACTGATAAAGCAAAAGAAACTATTCGCCAAAAAAATACTGGCAACAAGCTAACCAAAGAACAACACGCAAGACTGGTAGCAAACACAACGGGCAAAAAGAAGCCACCCATTACCGACGAACACAGAAAAAAATTATCAAAAAATCATAAAAGTACAAAGCCTGGTTTCGACGGATCACACTCAAATGCTACAAAAGAAAAAATGAGAGCAAAAGCCACAGGACGTAAACAATCGGCAGAAACTATCAAAGCTAAAGCAGACGCGGTACGTGGCAGTAAACGAGAAAAGAAACTTTGCGAGCATTGTAATCGATTAATAGCAGTAAATGGCTATGCTCGTTTTCACGGCGATAAATGTAAGGACAAAAAATGAACTCAAGACAATACGAAACAATGCGAATAGCAGAACACGAAGCAAAGAAAAATAAAGCCTCGATTATTGCTCAAAATAAATTAATCCGTCATTTAAAACGCAAAAGCGAAAATGAGTTAGCCGATAATTACTTTGATTATCAATTTGAATCTGTTAAAGAAGTTAAAGCAATGGTCAAGCAAGCAGGATGGACTTGGAAAGAAGCACAAGACTGTAAACATCGAGCCCTTGATTGTTTTTTGAATCCAGCTATTAACGTTTGGCTTGATAGTAATCAACGTAAGCGATACAAGTCAATGTTCAAAAAAGAATTACCATTTATGTTTATGCGAGGCCCATTTGAAAGAGTATTGTGGTATCCTACTCTTGACGATGTAGTTGATTTTGTCGAGGAAAGTGCAATCTTATTTAAAGATCCAGATCATGTAGGATTGACTGAAATTCAGTTCTCAAAAGAAAAATTCTTAGAAAAAAATGGAACAGAATTTCATTTTTATATAGTAACATTTAACTTAGACAGCTAACGCCGCCCGCTGGCACAGTGACCGCTGTAAACACGACCCCAATAGAAACGTCAAGACCAAGCAAAATGATTAAATCGCACTATTTAAACTTTAACGAATACACACAGTTTGACCACGACTATTTGATGCGAGTCATCAAAAATCAGTTGTATGAACCACAGATCAAGTTGGAATTTCGTGACGGCACCACGTATCAAGTTAGTAACTATGGCAACCGTTACTGGGAAAAGAACAATCGTCTTCACCGAGAAGACGGCGCCGCTGCTGATTACGGTAACATGACATTTTACAGTTTATTTGGCACAGTCTTTGTGGAAGCTGAATATCGCCAGGCAGTTGATAGGTTAAACTTTTTGCGACTAGCCACTGATAACCAGTTGGAAACGCTGGTGGAAGAAATTAGTAGAAATATGACATACGAACAGCGTCAATGCCTGTGGAAGTGCCTGTTACAAGGCAGTGAAGATTATACTGCGATGATCGCGTCGCTTAAAACGCTATCAAAACAATATAATAAACTTGTCAAAATGTACGATAAATTTATTCAAGATTTTGCCCAACGCTGACTATAAAAAATATCAAACAAAAATCAAATAAATAAAGTTATATAACTAAAATTGGAATACTAAAATGACTTTGCCAGCTTCTGGACCCATATCGCTTAAAGATATACAAACTGAATTTGGTGGTCCCGCCGCCCCGATAGCTCTAAGTAGCTATTATCGCAACGGAGCGTATGTAACTGGCAATGTCTATGCTCCCAATGTGCCCACATCGGGCGCCGTCAGTCTCAGCAATTTCTACGGTGCTAAAAAACTCACATTACAAACTGTTTTACTTACTTCTTCTCAAACTTGGG